CAGTCGCAGTTACACTCACATTATCCGCAACATCTATAACAACCCTAGCGAAATCTTTGATGGTCTGATGGACATTGAACCTATCGTTAACTGTGCTAAAGACATCAGCAAGTACTACGACGATGTGATCGAATACGGCAGTTACTATAACTTGTTGGGCGCAGGCACACACGTCATCAATGGCAAGGAAATCGTTGTTGACACTTACGAACTTAAGAAAAAATTGTGGTTGGCAATTAACAGCGTTAATGCACTAGAAGGCATTCGCTTCTATGTATCCTTTGCATGTTCATGGGCATTTGCTGAACTAAAGAAGATGGAAGGCAACGCCAAGAACATTAAACTTATTTGCCGTGATGAAAACGTACACTTGGGTAGCACACAGACTTTACTGAAGTTGTTGCCACAAGACGATCCAGACTTTGTAAAGATCAAAGAAGAAACACGCGAAGAAGTCACATCCATGTTCTTGAGTGCCGCTGACCAAGAAAAGAAGTGGGCTGAGTATTTGTTTAAAGACGGCTCCATGATTGGCCTAAACACACAACTATTGTGCAACTATGTTGATTGGTTGACTTGCAAGCGCATGACAGCAGTTGGCTTAGACTGTGGTATCAAGCCGGGCTCTAATCCATTACCGTGGACTGCCAAGTGGATCGCAGGTGCAGAAGTTCAAGTGGCACCACAAGAAACAGAAATCTCTAGTTATGTGATTGGCGGCACAAAGCAAGACGTTGATTCGAATACTTTTAGTGGCTTTAGTCTTTGAGATATATAATACACAAGGAGACTTATGTTAACAATTTATTCTAAAAACCATTGCGCTTTTTGCGACCAAGCAAAGGCATTACTAAAAAGCAAAGACATTCCTTTTGAGGAAATCAAAATCGACGAAAGCACCGAAGCAAGAGAATTTGTTTTGGCCGAAGGTCATCGCACAGTTCCGCAAATTTACAAAGACGGTAAAGTGTTTGTAGAAGGTGGCTTCCAGGGACTTCGTAAATTAACTGAAGATCAATTAAAGGCAGCAATTTAATGTTAGTCACAAATCAAAAATACGCATCAGAGGATGTGGTAAGTTTCAAGTTGGTCAATGGCGACGAAGTCATTGCTAAAGTTCTTGAACAAACAGACGATGGTTGGCACGTGTCATCGCCATGCACAGTTATGCCAAGTCAGCAGGGCCTTGGTTTAATGCAGAGTTTGTTCAGTGCCAAAGAAGATGTTAAAATCTTCTTGAGCAAGACTCACGTATTGTTCCACGGTGAATCGATTGAACAGATGCGTGTACACTATATCAAAACCACTACAGGTGTAGATATTATTCCCAGAGCAGGAATCATTGTCTAATGCCAGCAGCCGCACGCCAAGGTGATCCGGATACCAGCGATGGAACTATTTCCAGCGATGTCAGTTCTGACGTGATCATCAACGGTCAAGGTGCGGCAACGGTTGGTAGTGTAGATAGCCCACATGCTCCTTACGGGGCACCTCACCCTCCTCAAGAGGCTGCTACTGTAACCACCGGTAGTAGTACTGTAATTGTAAACGGTAAAGGTATTGCATTTGCAGGTAGCGATCTAAGTTGTGGTCATGCAATAGCAAGTGGTAGTCCCGACGTAGAAGTTGGGTCATAAGTATTACATAAGGATAATATTATGAGTGGATCTATTAGTCCCGCTATGCTCATTGCCGCAGGCGGATTTTTGCAAGGTAAGGGATTGGGAGTTAGTAAGAGTTTAACTGACACCTTATCGTCTTTTACAAGCAGCCCGTTAACTACATCTTACACTAATTTAATTTCTAGTCTAAATGGTGCGGCAGTTCCTTTACCTGAGATGCCCAGTTACTTGACTGGGTTGGATGGCAGTGGTAACAGCATTGCAACTAAAATCAGCACCGTGGCATCACAAATTGCCCCAGACACTAAAAAGTTTATCAGCAACTTCAACGGCGCAAGCGCATTTGGATCTGCTAGTTTTGCATGGTCGGCAGCAATTACAGCGGCGTCCAGTAAAGGCTTTGGAGATTTTGGTGGCGGCATGAGCAAGTTCAGCGACATGGCATCAGGCGGCTTAAGTCAAATGATGAGTCCGGCTTGCCAGGCGCCGAAGGATTAACATTACCAGGATTGCCCAATGCCCCGGGATTGAGCGCATTGCAAGTAGTGGCTAAACCTGACTTTGCGGCATTAGGATCTACTTTTAAAAATTTTGGTAAAGCGTTTGATACCAGTGATGTGAAAAATATGTTTAGTCCTGCTGGCTTCTTTAAGAACTTGCAAAAACAAGGTCTTGATAATGTTGGCGGCATCTCAGATCAAATGATAGATATGGGAATGGATCCTAACGTACCCGAGGCCGCTAACCCAGACGACTTAAAGGCAATTCTTGCAACAGTAGTTGGAACAGATTTGCAAAAGATTATCACACAAACGGGTATAGTATTGCCACCAACTGCCAGTGTTAACAGCGCCGCAGATTTATTGGATGCAAAAAAGATTCTACCTAGTGATATATTAAGCAAGTTGCCCGGCGGTAGCCTTGCTGGACTAGGTAACAGCCTATTAAACATGGGCGGCACATTTAAAAGTCCTGCAGACTTGGGCAAGATGTTAAGCAGTGTTAAAACCATTGAGTTGCCACATATGGACGCATTATCTAGTCCCTTACCGGATGATATCAAGTCTGCATTTGCTCCGATGCTGGGCAAAGGTGGCGGTCCGTTTGGGAATCCAACGGTTAATGATATTGTTGGCACCGCGGCAGGTCACGCACACACAGATGCCATTGGAGGTGTTGTTACTTCACAAGCCAGCATTTTGGCATCTCCAGCAGGGCAAGCACTAAAGGCAGCAGTTGATGCGTTGGCAGCAGACCCAACTAGTTCAGTTAAGATGGCAACCTTCTTGGCAGCGCAATCTGCGGTCACAAACAGTACCAATGCTGATTTGGCAAAGGTTGTGAAAAGCAGTGAAGACGCAATCACAGCAACAGAAGATCAACTCGATACCGAAACCAGTAACTTGTCAGTGGCTGGTATTACTCCAACGGCAGCAGTAACTCCTCCCCCAACTCAATTATTGGGCACGGCTTCTAAACTACACGACATGGGAGTTGACAAACAAGAATTGGGATACAACGACATGTTGACCAATATGTCCGACGATGACTTGTATGGTGATGCTATCAAAGCAACCCTGTCTGAGGGTAAAAATATTGCCGCATCAGCAGCCGCTGGTATTCCCAATACTACCAAGATTGACCCACAGGCAGTGTTGGCACAAGTCAAGGGCCAGGTGTAATAAGCCCATATAACTTGCAGAAATCGTGAAAAAAGTGCTATAATAGACTCAGTTAATGGGTTATAGTAGTCTTTATCTCTCTATTTTTATGGGTTATATAAAACTACAGAAAGAAACAAAGGAGAAAGTATGACAAACACAACGTCAAACAGTAATCCAAATTCCTGGATTGCTCTTTCTAGAAATGTTGTTCATTTTCTAGCATTGGTTGGAGTCTTGTTCCTGCTATGGAACGTGACCACTACTAAACTTGATAACCTTCGCGAAGGCAGTGATGCTTATCGTCAAGGATTTATAAGTGCGGCTGATCGCACACAACAACTAGATTGCCTAACCAAGAACATTTATTGGGAGGCAGCAACTGAGCCATTCGAAGGCAAAGTTGCAGTAGCACAAGTGACCATGAACCGTGTAGAAAGCGGCCGTTTCGGCAACGGCGTATGCGGTGTGGTTTATCAAAAGAATGTGATCTACGAAAAAGTAATTTGCCAGTTCTCTTGGGCATGTATGCCCGGCATCAAGCAAAAGGCAGTTTACCCTGCCCTGTACAAAGAGAGCGAAGAAGTCGCTAAAAAAGTTTTATTGGAAAACTTCCGTTTGCCTAGCATGGAGAAAGCCATGTACTATCACGCAGACTACGTCAACCCTAAATGGGGCAAGCCAAAACTAACACAAATTGGCCACCACATTTTCTACAAGGACTAAAATGACATTCGATATTAACGCAGTTAGAGATCACATCAACAACTTCTTTGAAGAGCACTTTAAGAAGATTTCAGCAGACACACTAGAGTGGCTTGCTATTATCATTATTCATTGTGCAACCATCCCAACCTTGTTGGCTATGATGACAGCCCTAAGCGACAGAGCACCTACTATTGATGTTGTGCTATTTGCATGGGGAGGCTTGGTACTG